GCGTGTATTTTGCCAATAGAATTTGTTGCACCATATCAATTTCGATGTTGTATTATCATGTAACCACCATTATAATAGCGCAAGACAAGAATGTCGCCTTTTGCCATATCAATGTATGAATGCGCACCACCATCATTGTTGTAGATTTGCGCACCCGTGCTTGAACGGACGCGGATTGTGTTCGGCATATCGCGGTCACACACAATTTCCAAGTCAAACATGACATTTGCATTCGAAACGGCTGAATCAATTCTTGATTTTATCGGCAAATCAATGCCAAGCAAAGAACTTTGATTTTCCGTGAAATGGAACTTGTGCGTAAGTTGGAAATATGAACGAATGATGTCCGTGTATGCTTTGCCGATGTAGCCTTTTTCAAACAACGCTTGCTTTCCTACACCGAAAATGTTTCCGCGAACGTCAAGTGCCTTTGGGTGATACCAACTTTCCATTGAACCGTCCCCGGCTTCACACTTGATGAACGCCGCCGTCCCCAACAGATAATTGTCACCAACCAATTCGATGTCCAGGCAATTGTCATATCCAAGCCAATTCAAATCACCCATTGCGGCAAGAACTTTCGGATTTGAATTGCGGCGGAAACGGATGTTTGAATTGATAAGTGAAAGACCATCACCCGAATCATAAGTGTTTGCCGAACCGATGCGTCCTTGGTTGATTTCAAAACCACCGATTGCGCCGGATGTGGCATTCACTTTTCCGGAAATGTCGGCGTTTGTCATTATAACCTTTCCGTCTTGACGAACACGGAAAGGCGCGGTTGCTCTGTTTTCAAACGATGCACCCGCCCAAAAACGTATTGATGCGGCGGTTGTTCCGTTTCCGGTCATACCCGCAAGGATGCTTTGGTTGTCGCCCGCAACCTGGATTGTTCCGGATGTGACAAGTCCGCCGTCAATGGTTGTCTTGGTGTTGTCATAACTGACCGCAACGACCCAATCGTTCACGTTGTATGATTGTCCGGAAGCCTTGGCGGTTGCACAACGGCGCAAGTCTTGTCCGTTGACCCACAAATCACCAATGTCATAAGGCGGATAAGGTGTCGCAACGAAAACGCGGCGTTTGCCGTCCGCCGTATCTTTCGCGGCGGCTGCATTGGTGTACGCGTCAATTGCCTTTTGGTCGTGTATTTCAACCCAAGTGTAACTTGAAGAATATCGCTTCAACAAGTTCGTTGTCGCGCTGAACCACATGTCGCCAACGTGCTTTGCCTTGATGGTGTTGTTTGTCCAGGCGTTCGCCGGGTCTGAATTTTGAAACCAGGTTTCAATCTTGCCGTCAATCTGATTGGTCAAGTTGGCAACGGTGTCAGAATATGCACCATTTATGAACGTTGTCAATGCCGTGTTATCGGTGTACTTCGATGCCTTTTCCCAATCGCTTGAAGTATATGCACCCGTTTCCCTTGCAGTCTTGCAACGCATGATGTCGCCGGATGAACCTTGAACCCATAAGTCGCCGACTTCATAAGGCGTGTACGGCGTTGACGTGAAGATGCGGCGTTTTGTCCTGGCAAGTGCCAAGGCATCGTTCGCAAGTGCCAACGCTTGTGCAACCTCTGCATCTGATAGTTGTTGCCACTTATATACGTTGTTTTCCTTGACAAAGCGGAAAACCGCGCCCGTGTCCGTATTATAGAACAAATCGCCAAGGTGTGCTTCTTTCAACGCGGTTGTTGTCCATGTGCTTGCCGGGGCGTTGTCCAACGTTGGGTCGTATGCTTCGAAGAATTGTTCAATCTGACCGTCAAGTTGCGCTTGAATATCATCCAGGATGCCGGGCAATGTGTTGTTGATGAAGTCCTTTGTTTCGGATGATTCTTCGCCAAGTTCTGCAAGGGTCTTTTCATCGCCGTTCCTGGTGAACACTATTCGACCGCCGATTTCGCCATTGTCCAGGTCGAAATATGTCAACCCGTCCGCCGATTCAACGCGTCCGGTCTTGATGAAACGTCCGTTGATGGTCGTGAATCCGTATGTCAATGACATTGAACGGGCGTGAATATCCGGGTCAACGCTTGACAAGACACCAATCAAGAAATGATAATAATTGGCATCATCTTCGACCTTGATTTGTTGTGTCGTGAACAAGAACGTTCCGGTTTGCGCCGAACGTGAACATTTCGCGTAAACGTAATATGCCGCGTTGCTATCTGTGAATGTCAACGAACCGTCCGCAATCACCCATGAAACGGCGTGTTCCTCATTTATGGTGTAATGCGTCAAAACGCCGCCTTTCCATTGAATGACGTTGGAATTGCCTAAATAATTGGGTTGGAACACGGTGTTCACCAATCCGAATTGCATTGACTTCGCGCCGACCGACAACATTAGGGTGTCGATTGAAAGCGGTTTTATTTTCTCTGAATAATAATCGCCCTCGGCATCGAACACCATGTCAAGAACCTGGCGTGATGTACGCCAATTTGCCCTTGCCCTTGCCGGGTCTTTTAGGTTGTTGATGTTGATGATGCGGTCAATTTCACCCAATTCTTGCAAGATGGTTGTCTGAACGCTCGTTGTCTTTGTTGTGTCCGATATGGTCAACGTATATTGGTACGGATTCAGAACGTCACGGGTGAAACCCTTGATGCGAATATCCTTGTCAACGCCGATGTCCGGGTCAACGATGTGGATATAATCACCAGGGACAAACGCGTTCACGATGACGGTATCTGAACCGCCGACAATCTTTTTCAAGCAATTCTTTTCGATGCTCAAAGAATATTGAACCCTTGGTTGCGATATTTGCGGATAATAGGTTTCCGCCGCTTCTTGAAGTTCAAGTTCCGCCGCGTTCGTCAAGGAATCCGGATAAATGACACCAAGAATCTTGTATTTGTCACCCGCCGCGAACTGAAATGCCGTTGATGATTCGTTCGGGAACACATCACCCCGGTCATCCTGGAATGACTTCAACGTGAATGTGTGTGACCCGTGATTGTATTCTTTCACTTCGAACTCATATCCGGCAAGATTGCCCGTGTTGAAATGAATCTTTGGTGATTCGTTCGGGATAAGGTACAAATATTCCTTTCCGGATTTTGCGTTCAAGTCGAAAGGAAACGCCGTGTCCGTGAACTTCAAGATGTTCCCGGAATCAATGGAAGTGATTTGCCCGTCATAATGCGGTTTGATTGCTTCGAACACCTTTTGCCCCTCGATGATTCCATACATTGCAACGGCGTTGTCATCCTGGATGTAAGATTGCATCTTGCTCTTTCCTGGTAGGCAAAGACGTTTTGCACGATAGCGGAACGAAATATTTTCAGACGAACCGAACACGTTCAATCTTGTCACAATGTCGGATGATGTGACATTTTGGCGCGTAAGTTCATACAGACCGCCGCCGCGTCCGAACTTGAACGTGTACGGCAAGACCGTTCCGACCTTTTTCATGTTGATGGTGTTCACGCCGCCCGATGTGATGATTTCAAATTCAACGTATTCGTTTTTTCCATCGTTAGAAAACTCGTTGCAAAGGGTCTGCAAGACTGCAAGGCAATTTTCGCCGTCAAAGCTAATTGTCTTGTATTCAGTTTCCGGACATGCGCCAAGTGACCATTTCCCAGGAAAGACACGGTTCGCGTTCGCAATCAACACTTGCATGAACTTTTGCAATGTTCCCGTCAACGTTTCCGCCTGCACATCTTGAAGCGTGTTCCCGGTCGTTTCGATGTTCAAGTTGTATAGAACACGCAAAAGGTCATATTGCGCGCCCTCAAACGTCAACGTGTATTGGAAATCGTGCATTCCGTTTTTTTTCATCACCGGGGTTCGGTTCAACGTATAGTCACGCCCGAAAACGGTTATCTTATCGCCGATTTCGTATTGTTGTGGAAATGGTGATTCAACGATGATGTTGACCGTTTCTTCACCGTTCAAGTTCCACGCTTGCGTTGCTGACTTAATGGAAGTTGCCGTGCGCCGAACTGCAATCGGCACACGGTTTCCATTTGGTCGCGTCATTATAATTTGTTCCATACAATGATTGCGTTTGTTTCAAAACTCTGTATTTCGTCAATGCAACCCGTGATAATAGGGAAATATTCGCCCGTATTTTCAAAGGTGTGTGTGATGTGCTGCACTTCATCACTTCCGGCAACATCCATGTCAACCGTACCATCGCCC